AACCAAGCCCAACCTACATGGGCGGCCATGACCAAAATGAGAGAATGAGAGATATGAGGGAGCTAAGAGGGTGAATGAGAGGATCGTAGAAAACCCCGTCATAATAGACTGAATGAGCACGAACGATAAAATAGTTGTTGACTTTCGCAAGGAATTGTGGTATACTGTGACTTATGATTAGAGATGAAATCACCTGCCGCGCTGCGATCATTGTCGAGGAACGAGCACGTGAGAAGCGCCGACTGGCCAAGATCGACCGCCGGGATTATTGGAACGAGCATCGGATCAGGATGCGCAAGCGATCGCCAGAGCAAATCACGAAGATCGCTGACGCACTGGACCCAATATACAAATCCGGAGAGAAAGCTATGAACCTCTACAACTGCGTGACCGCCAATGGCGGATATCGCATCACCAAGTTCACCCACGATTATGAAGTCGAGTCGAGCTACATCGTCTCGGCAGATGGCTGTGATTGTCCTGCGGGATCGCGCCCGGTTTGTCGTCATCGAACGATGTTGCCCTTTTTCATCGACGGAGAGCATATTGATGACGGATGGTTTTTCATTTGGGACACTCGGCAATGGCTCAGGCCAGTCGGCGAGGCTGAGACTGTCGCAGAGCAGAACCAAGACTGGAAACTCCGACCGCAGGGAGCACCAAGCACGTCCAACCCACACGATGAACCTCGCGAGTTTTATCCTGGCGAGCTTGAAGACCTAACTAAGAGTAAGATCGGCCAGCCAACCAATGAGTTCGTAGAACTTGTAACCCAGGCTAATGACATCGCTGATGAGATTGAGCAAGCCGATCCCGGCCTCGCCATGCTTGCTCAACCTGCGCCTCCCACGGAACCGACTCCGATAGCACCGCAGACTGAGCCAGCAAGTGTGGAGGGTGCTGGCTTCAAATTCCGGAGGCCGAGGTTATAATGGCCAATAATCGAATGTATCTTGTGCATGCTACAACAGGCACAGCCATTCTGCTTGCCAAGTATTATCCAACTACTGGCTGGTATCAGTTCCACTCACAGGAGAAGATTGACGACTTCTTTGCACGCTTTAACAAAGAACCATCAACCTTTGGGGATACTGGATTTGAGCTTCGCTATGAGGCTGACGCAGATGGTAATGAACTTATTGGCACTGAGAACTTTCCGTATAACTACCCAGACCTAAAGGCTGTGCCATGACCCAATTCGCCCATTCCACCTCCCCACGTATCTGGTCCGACGGACGCGACATCTTCCTTGAGTTCGACGCTAAGGGCGACCACGCCTCGGTGCTTCGCTTTCCACTATCTAAGGCCGGGCTATCCAAAGCTCTAAAGATGATCCCAAACATCGCTCTCACCCCTGGCTTTGTCTCTGGCGGTCAGAACATCTACGACACGGTCATCGCGCCAAAGATCATGATCGCTCGCAAGACCAAGGAAACCCGAGCGCGGCCAAAGCTGTCGAAGGGTGCGTCGTCAACCCTCAAGTCCATCATTCGTGGGGTCAAATACTGATGCGCCGGGCGAGTCATTTCCAATATGAACTAGACAATTGGCAACGCTGGTTTGCTTGGTTCCCAGTTCGTACAATCAATGCAGAGTGGGCTTGGTTAGAGACAGTTGAGTATTGTAGCTTTCTTTCATGCTCGATTACATCAGAGGAATACTTGAGGACTTCTGGAATAAACTGGGCATATCGCCTGTTACAAGGCCATACCAAATGAACTTCTCCGAAAACATGGTCGCGCTTGCTCTCATACTCGCCATCTGCGTCGGCATCACGACCTGCTCCTACTCCGCCCTTCGACCAATGTATCAACAGGTGCATCATGAGCGAGATTAAGCTCAACGCCGCTGAAATCCAAAGTGGTCTTAGCCGAGTACGTTTTGCTGAGCTATTGATACTTCAAATGGATCAAGGTCATGATGGGCGCAATACTTGGCTGCTCAATTACGGTATTAGCGATGAAGCAAAGGCCAGACGCCAACTACGAGGCATCAAATTCATGGATGAAACTCAATCAGCGGAGTTGTGCCGATGACCGAACCCACCGACCCCACCATCATCGAGCTTCTCAAGAACGTCCAGTCCGCCATGAACGCGGATGACCTATTCATCATGACCGGGGCCCTCAATCTCTACCTTGAGTCCATGCACCGCCTCGCCAATCGCTCTCTCGTCACGCCAGTTGACCTCGAACATATCCTCGGTATTTGGTACACCTACCGCCTCGTCAACACCATCGCCGATCCTGATGTGATCCCTGGCGCGCCGACCAAGTCCTCCGCAGGCCGATTGCAACGCGTAACATGACCCTCGCCCAGTCCATCAACGATCACCTCCCAATCGGTTGGCATTTCACCATCTGCTTATGTTTGGCCGATGACGACTGGCAAATCAACGCCACCAATGACGAATACGTCGTCGTGGCCACCGGCGCCAGTATCGAGGATGCGTTGGTGGCGGCCTGCAACAAAATCGACGCTGAGAAATACGCTGGTCGATTGAACTGGCTTTGTCACAAAGAGACCGAGACAGAACGAGTGCAACGAGGCACCATCTCCCTCTCATCCCTGGGCCTAGCTGGCCCGCCACTTAAACTCAGAAGGCCGACCCTATGAAGTTCTGTATATCCATTATTCATCTCGGCCGGTATAAGCTCGAAATACTTGACAATAACTATCAAATCGTCTGGGGCGCAGATGGTGGTAGCGCATTCATCATGGTCCAGCTTTGCAAGTGGATATTTGAGCCAGAGCATGCACAGTACCAACGCGATCAACGCGCGTCGTCAGATAAAATCGCCGAGACAGTCATCGGAGATATGCGCAGAAGCCCAGAGAAATATGTCTCCCCAAAATTGGAGATGTTCAAGCCAACAAAGACACTTGAGCTTAAACCCGCCAAGGACGTTGACAATGGGAATTGAAACCATTGGAGGGATCGCGAGCGAGTCCGACACCTTCGCCAAGATGATCGAACATCTCCGCCAAGCGCAGGAATGCGCCTACCTCATCGGCCATCTCCGTAAGGCCAATGATGACAAGCTCACGGGCCAGGGATGGATCGCGGTAGGTGAGATGCTCAAGCTCACGATCCATAACGTGACAAAGCTGGCGACGGGGAAGGCAATCAGCAGCGTGGGGTATCGGCAATGATCGGAGTCATTCTAGAACTTGCGGGAACAAACATCATCCTTATTATGATTGCGTACTATCTAATGAAAATTAGTGAAAGGTTACAAACATGACCGACGAAGAACTCAACAACGTCGGTCGAGGCGTACTCCTCTCCCTCTCCAAAGTCTGCCCCACCCCAGGCGATGCGCTATCCGTCCTCGTCTATGTCCTCCTCTGCCTCTACGAACACAAGCCCAAGGGCTCCACGCAGACCTTCACCGAATTCGCCAATGGCTTTCGCGATCATGCAATCGCGACCTATGACGCGAATGTTCAAGGCAATGCCCCAACAACGCATGAGGTGCAGTGATGAGCATTATTCCAGTCATTATCCAGGTAGCTGCCACAATACTTATAATTGGTGGCTTGATCTTAGTCTATCTCACCTTGCGTCTTGGGATTGTACACAAACGCTGGCGCGTTGATTTTCTTACCACACAAGTTGTATGTATTATCATGAACGCTGGCGTATTTTGGCTTATGGAAGCAGTAAAATGAGCCTCGTTCTCACCAACACCGCCGACAAATCCAAGTCCATCGACGTGATCCGCCTCCTCATGGAGACCTTCATGTTCCCGGCCGTCGATCCTCTCGCTCGACGCAACCTAATCGAACACATCGCCTGGATGCGCCGCCAAACCCCAGACATGAAGGTTGATCTAAAATTCGAGACCTTTCCTGCTACGCAGACCACCTTCATCCAACTAGCGATTAGCTTTGCTGGGAATGCGCCGAGGGTGATACAATGACCGAAGATGAGATTGAGATAGTCTCAGTCCCATGTCTTTGGTGCAAGACAGGAGTTGATCTATTATGGGTCAAAGGTGGTGGTTGTCTCTCGACTCTTAACTATATTCTGGTTGCAGATTGGGCACTACATTGGAGTTGCTCTATGATTATGGACAAGTGTTTAAATGACGAGGGATTTAATGCTTAAACCCACCGACGAACAACTCCACATCCTCGATCTCGTCCGCACCTCCTCTGCTCCTCTCATGATCAACGCGCTCGCTGGCACAGGCAAAACCTCCACCCTTCGCATGATCGACAATCAGATCGCTGGCAAAGAGGGGATTTTATACCTCGTCTTCAACAAGCGCAACCAAGAGGAAGCATCTGAGACAGACAGCGACGGCAACGCCAAGTTCAATTCGACGACCACTATTCGTACGTTGAATAGTCAAGGCCATCGGATGTTCGCGGCGCAGATCAGCAAGAAGCTCGTTCTCGACGGCAACAAAACCACCAACCTCCTTCGCTCAGCAATAGGTGAGCTACATGGACCAGACAAAACCGAAGCCTGGGAAAGCTATTCAGCTATCAAGGATGCTGTCTCACGCGCAAAGGCTCTCGGATACATTCCCGATAGCAAGTTCCCCACTGGTCGGAGACTTATCGATGGCGCTGGGTTCTTCTCCTCGACCGACGAAATCCTCTCGGACCTCGCGCGGGAACTCGTCGATCGCGTTCTGTGCGAAAGCATCCAAACAGCCTTCCGTGGGAACATTGACTATAACGATCAACTATACATGCCCACATTGTTTGGAACTTCATTCCCAAAATTTCCAATTGTCCTCAACGATGAAACACAAGATAACAACCCTGTCCAGCATGAGATGCTCAGTCGACTCACGACGCATAGTCGTCTCATCGCAGTTGGTGACCCTTGGCAAAGTATCTATGCTTTTCGTGGAGCCGTACAGGACGGAATGGCACAAATGAAGGCCAAGTTCGAGATGGTCGAGGCCGATCTCTCGGTTAGCTTCCGTTGCCCCGAAGCGATTGTCAAAGCCGCGCGTTGGCGCGTACCGCATTTAAAATGGAGCAAACCTGGTGGACGCGCTGGTAAAATTCTTAATCCTACTCTTCGGGGTTTCCCTGACAACGCTGCTATTATCTGCCGAAATAACGCCCCCCTCTTTAGTTTGGGACTTCGTCTGTTGGCTGCTAAGCACAATGTGTCTATCGCTGGTTCTGATATTGGTCCTAAGATCGTCGGGATAATGCGCAAACTCGGAGATGAAAGTGACAGCAAAGTCAAAGTCCTTGAGAAAATCGAAGCGTGGCGCGCGGACAAGCTTGAGAAGCAATCCACGACGGCAGACGACACAGCCGATTGTATGCGTGTGTTCGCAAGCTTTGGAGAAACTCTCGGCCAAGCTCTTGGATACGCGGAACACTTATTCAAACAGCAGGGGGGCATTCAGCTTCTCACAGGTCATAAGTCGAAGGGCCTTGAATGGCACACTGTCTATCACATGGACCCCAGCCTCTGCGGTGACTTCGATCAAGACAAAAACCTCCGGTACGTGATCACCACCCGCAGCGCCGACACCCTCTATGAGTTTGAAAGCAAGGACCTGAGATGAGTGAGCCAAAGATGCCAGAGCTTGTCCGCGAGCTTGTTTCATTTATCAATCGCATGCCACCTAGTCCAGTTTGGAAGCGGCTACGCATTGCTATGACTTACGAAGAAATACAGTCCTATAAAGAGTTCATCAAGGCCGAAGGCAATCATGACAACTTTATCATGGCCCTTCGAGGTGTTCCAATCGAAATCGAGCCTCACCCTACCGACCCGGCCTTTTACATGGAGCGCCTCTGAATGCCCACCTCCCTCTCTCGCGAAGCCTACGAGGACTGCTACGACATCCTCGACCGCGCCGTTGCCGCCGAGCGCGGGATAGGTGCCAGCTTCTCCGATCGTGGCGAAGCCTATCACTTCCGCGTGCGGCTGAACGCAGCGCGGCAACTAGACCGAGATTTGCAAAGGGAGGTCACGCCGAACAGCAAATCCGACTACGATGTCCTCACCTTCCGCGTCAAGCTCTGGCCGGATGGTAAATGGTGGGTGTTCATCGAGCGGCACGTTGGGCCAGAGGAAGTCAAAGAGCTATCAGTGGGGTAGTCATGACCAAGCGTGAGGATATTATCGCGGCTGTGCAGCGTGGTAAGCAATACAAGAACATCGCTGCCGATAACGATTGTACTCAAACTTGGGTATCGAAGGTTGCTAGACGGGCTGGTTATCGAAGAAACAAACGAAGATTAGCCGGTGCCCCATTGGTGCAAACAACAATCGCCCTGACAAAAGAGATCATGGACGAACTCAAGTCACGCGGTCGAATGGCCATTCAAATCCGTCAAGCTGTGGAGGAATATCTTGAGCGACAGCGAACAGAACGACCTAACAACAATCAAAAATCCCTGTTGCGTAGTGGGATGCAACAAGGAAGCCGACTATGAAATCTGGCACGGTGACCGCCCAGATGACTATACTTTCAGCTGCCATGAGCATATTCCTGAGCTTATGACAGACGCGCCTAAGCATGTTCTATACACAATTAAAAAGGACATTCTCAATGTCTGATGATCCTAACCCCATCGACGAAGTCATGCGCCGCTGCATCGAGGACCCGACGCTGCTCGGCCCCGAGGACATCGACACGATCATCTCCTACTATCGAAACTCCAAGCAGCAATACGACAGTGGTGTCAAAATCCCCAAGCGGGCCTCAGCGAAGATGGACCTTGACGCGCCAGTGCTGACGTTGGAGAGCCTGGGGATGAAGAAGCTACCGACCGTGAAATTGAGGAGGCCGAATTTATGAGTGACACAAGTCAATACTATATCATAGAAGGCCCAGGTACTTGGTACTTAGTTGATGGAGCTACCGCCGAGCCAGAAGTTAATTGGCCTGGTGAGTTAGTAAGTGAATACCCAACCAAGGAAGAGGCTGAGGCAGCTTTAAAGAAAGCGCAACAGATATGACTGACGTCCAATCCTGCTTCCTACCAGGCACCAATATCCAGTTTGCTTTTGACAGCACAAGTCTCGGTTATCTAAAAACGTGTGCTCGTCTGTATTATTACCACATGATCGAAGGTTGGACCAGCAATGACGAAAGCGTGCATCTCCGTTTCGGTATCGAATATCATCGCGCCCTCCAAGATTACGATATTTCCCGCGCTAACGGTATTTCTTACCAAGACGCAGTTCATGACACTATCCAGGAGCTTGTCCTCCGCACGGCAGACTTTAATCCAGATCACAAAACCAAAACCAAAGACAACCTCATCCGCACGGTCATCTGGTATCTCGAAACCTTCAAAGACGACTCGGCGGAGACGGTGATCCTGAGCGATGGCCGACCGGCGGTGGAGCAGAGCTTTAGGTTTGAGCTTGATTGGGGGCCGCAGCATGGAATAAAGGCTGGGCCTAATTATCAAACAGATGAGACTGACCGAGCGCCCCAGCCCTACATCCTCAGCGGCCACCTCGACCGCGTCGTTAACTTCTCCGGCCAAACCTTCGTCATGGACCGGAAGACCACCACAACCACCCCTTCCGACTACTACTTCAACCAGTTCGAACCCAACAACCAAATGACCCTTTATTCCTTCGCATCCAAGGTCGTCCTTGACGCGCCAGTCCGAGGTGTCATCATCGACTGCGCCCAGATCGCCGTTGGCTTTTCCCGCTTCGTTCGTGGCTTCACCTACAGAACTCCCGAGCAAATCGAAGAATGGGTTGGCGATCTGCGCTACTGGTTTGCGTTGCAAGAGCAATTCGCTATTGCTGACAACTGGCCGATGAATGACACGGCCTGCGATAAGTTCGGCGGGTGCAGGTTCAGAGAGGTTTGCTCGAAGCAGAAGAGCGTGAGGCCGAATTTTCTAGCCGCGTCGTTCAAACAATTGGAGCCCTCACAGCGATGGAACCCGCTCAAGCCAAGGTAGTGTCAATGCATATGGGATATCCACCACAACTTAATGACATACCTATCGGATGCTGGGCATATAAAACTCGGGTTGCCTCACTTATATCAGGATTTGAAACATGGGTGATATTCCGTCCTATACCATCCCCAACGTCCGCGTCGTCGACTGCCGAGAATACTTCACCGAGCGTCATCAATCCGGCCAAGGCAAGGATGCAATCTTCACCAAAGTCTCCCTCGGCTGGTTCGTCCAACTCGAAGGCTCGTGCGAGGCGCTCTACTTAGGGCGAGAAAGGCCGGAGATAGTCTCAGGGGATCGCGTCACGGTCAAGCTGATAAAGGAAGCCAATGACCCAGTCAGAACTATTTGATCTAGCCGCCCAAGTTCGTGCTGAGACTGACAAGGCATGGCTCCTGTTTGATGGTACTAAAACTGCATGGGTGCCCAAATCACAAGTCGAAGACAACGGCGATGGTACTTATACCATGCCAGTTTGGCTTGCCAAAAATAAAGGATTTGTTTAATGCCCAGCCTCTCCAAACACGCTAGTAACGCCTATACTAAAATGCTCATCATGGGCGACTCCGGTTCTGGCAAGACCGGCGCGCTCGCCAGCCTCGTCTGCGATGGTTTCAAACTCCGAATACTGGACATGGACAATGGCCTCGAAACGCTCAAGACGTTCGTTGAGAAAAACTGCCCAGCCAATCTCGAAAACGTTGAATACCGCACACTCCGAGATAAATATAAGTCTACTGCTGCTGGACCAATCATTGACGGAGTGCCGAAGGCTTTTGTCGAAGCTGTCAAGATGCTCGACCGTTGGAAATACAAAGATGGAGACACAGAAGTCGATCTTGGACCACCTGCGGAGTGGGGAGCAGAATGCATTCTCGTTATCGACAGCCTTACATTCCTGTCTGATGCTGCTTGGGATTGGCGCGAGCCACTCACCCCACGCGGGTCTTCTGGCCAGTATGACAAGCGTGCGGTCTACGGCGACGCGCAAGACGCGATCGAGAAAGTCCTCGCGCTGTTAACAGGGGAGACGTTTCGCACAAATGTCATCGTTATCGCGCACATCAGGTATGTGGATAACCCGGACGGCACTAAGAAAGGCTACCCGACTGCTGTTGGTTCCGCTCTGTCTCCTACTATTCCTCGTTATTTTAATTCCGTTGCTTTGTGCACGAATATTGCTGGGAAGAGGTCTATTCAAACCACCGCCACAGCAATGATCGACCTCAAAAACCCCAAGCCATTCGAGATGCTACCGCGCTATGACCTCTCTGATGGCTTGTCGAAGTTCTTCAAGGTCTTGCGCGGAGATCAGACAATTCAGGTACAGGAGAAGAAGCCCACTCCTGCTGCGACCTTGCAACCTGGGCTGAGGAGGATTGGAGTGAAGTGAGCCCATCATCGATCCTCGACGAAGTCGTTCGCCTAGCACAAATCAGAAAGGACGTACACAAAACCAGCAAAGCAATCATTGATCACATCATCAACGCACAACTCACAGAATTGAAAGAGCAACTCACAAATGGCAAATCCTAACTTCTCTGCAATCCTCGACGATGATCCGGCCGACGCAGAAGCCCCTAAGGGCCTCCCCGCTGGCCAGTACATCTTCATCGTCGACGGCCAACCCAAGTTCGACAAGTCCACCAAAAAGGGCACGGATTACGCCGAGTTCACCTGCAAGCCCGTAACGCCTCTCGATAGCGTCGATCAGGACGCGCTCAATGAGGCACTGGCGCGCAAGGATGGCACTTCCCGCGTCCTCGCCGACATGTCGATGCGCTTGACGTTCTATCTCACCGAGGACGCCAAATATCGACTGTCGAACTTCATGAAGCACTGCGGATTGGATATCGAAAACGAGAAGAAATCCTACTCGCAGTGGATCAGCGAGCTTGCTGGCCAGCAGTTCATAGGGACCGTAGGCCAAACAATGAGTGATGACGGAGAGCGCATGTACTCCAACATCACCAAGACCGCGCCGGTGGAGGTGTAAATGAGATGCCCCCGGTGTTGGTTAGACTGGAAGCTATCACCGGGGGCAATTGGCTATTGTCTACAAAACTGTTTAGAGCTTGGTTTAAAATGCGGAATGATGGAGGTACTTATGACTGACCGAGACCCCCTACTTCAAGAACGCGAGAAGACGCATGGGTCGTTTGCAAAGAATGCTGAAATCTGGAACGCGTTATGTGGTGTTGTGCCAGTAACGTGGTGTCATGACAATCCACAGAAGCGCTTGGCATTAGATATGATCTTCCTCAAAATATCTCGGCTAATTCAGCAACCTAACGTAAAAGACCACTTCGACGACATCGCCGGCTATGCCAAGCTTGGGAGTGAGGCGTGTGAGTAACCGCAAAGTTAGGTTCTTCTACGCAGGTGGTTGGACTCGTTGGTTTGACAGCGATGAAGACTTAGCAATGCTATATGGTATTCCTGTTGATATGATGGAGACGCAGGAACTAATGACAAAACAGGAAGCTGAAGAATATCTCAAGAAGTTTAACAATGCTGACTAAAGTCAAGATCGCCCTGGTCGGTGAAAGCTGGGGGGCTGAAGAAGAAAAAGAACGTACGGCTTTTGTGGGTTGGGCAGGTGATATGTTAAATCGTTTATTGGACGAAGCCGACATCCGCCGCCAAGACTGCCTCGTCACGAACGTCTTCCAACTAAGGCCCCACAACAATGACATCCTCTCGCTCACCGGCCCGAAAGAAGAAGCCCTCCTCGGCTACCCAGCGCTCGACAAGTCGAAATACATCCGCGCTGAGTTTGCTCCCCAGCTTCATCGTCTCGCATCCGAGCTTCTCGAAGCCGATCCAAATGTCATCGTTACCCTTGGAAATACAGCTATGTGGGCCATGCTTGGCAAAACTAAAATCTCGAAGCTCCGTGGGGTTACAGATACTTCTACACATACTGCAACGGGGTTCAAAGTCCTGCCCACATATCATCCAGCGGCCATTATTAGACAATACTCCCTGCGACCAATTACAATAATCGACCTCATCAAAGCCAAGCGAGAAAGCGCGTTCCCCGAAATCCGGCGCCCCAAGCGCGAAATCTGGATCGAGCCAACCATCGAGGACCTTTATGAGTTCGACCGGCGATATCTCCAATCTTGCACCCTCCTCGCTGAGGATATTGAGACAGCTGGACAGCACATTACTTGTGTTGGATTTGGTCCAACGCCAACAGTGGCTCTTGTTATTCCGTTCTTTGGCGGTCGAAGACCAGATCGAAATTACTGGCCTGACCACGCGACTGAGCGAAAGGCTTGGGAGTTTATCGCTGATGTTAACGCGCGACCGGGGATTAGGAAATTGTTCCAGAATGGTCTGTATGACATTGCGTTCCTCTGGCGAGCCAATCGGATCAGGGTGATTAACGCGGGGGAGGATACGATGTTGTTGCATCATGCATTACAGCCGGAGAGTTTGAAAAGCTTGGGCTTCATGGGCTCGATCTACACCGACGAGGGTCCATGGAAGAGCGAGCGGACGGACCAAGTGGGAACAATAAAGGCGGAGGATTGAGATGGCTAGAATATATGTTGCTTCAAGTTGGCGTAATGAGTTTCAACCAAATATCTGCAAACTATTAATTGAAGCCGGGCATCAAATATATGACTTTCGTAATCCACCAGGACAAGCAGGTTTCTCATGGAGGGACATTGAAGAGGACTGGCGGGATTGGACCAATGAACAGTACCGAGATATTCTATATCATAATCCAAAAGCTGCACATGGTTTCACTGCTGACCTTCGTGGAATGATGTGGGCTGATACTTGTGTGTTGGTACTTCCTTGTGGTCGCTCAGCGCATCTAGAAGCAGGATGGTTTGCTGGTACACACAAGCGGCTTATCATCTATATGCCTCTTAAAGAAGAGTCTGATTTGATGTATCTATTAGCGCAGCACTTAACCTTTACAATAGAGGAATT